CCCTTAATTTTACATCTCCAGAATTAAGAAACAGGAACTAGAATGGCAAGAATAGCGCAACCAAGAGAAGTCGCTGAATTAAAAGGACAAAATAAAGTACACCCTGAGCGTTATCGGGGGAAAGTACCTAAATCGGATAGTCCGTTAGGTAATGCCCCTGATCGAATGACGGATGAAGCTAAGGCGATTTGGTTTGAGCTTGAATCGTATGCAATACCTGGCGTGCTGACTTGTGCAGATCGTTATTTTATGGAATTTGCCAGCAACTTGATTGCTGAATATAGAGAAGACGTTAAAGGATTCGCGGTTGGCAAATACAATCATATGTATTCAGCGTTAGCGCGGCTTGGTATGTCACCCGCAGATCGTCAGAAGTTGGCAATTGATAAGCCTGCTGAAGATAATCCTTACATGAATTTAGATGCGTGATAAGAATCCGTTTAAAAAGAGCCATGTACGTGACGCTTGGCAATATGCGCGTGATGTAATAGACAAGGAAATACCTGCATGTAGATATGTCATTCTTGCGTGTGAGAGGTTTATGCGCGATATAGTCAGGGAAGACTTATATTTTAATGAAAAGGAAGCGCAGAAGGTATGTAACTTTTATGAAACTTTGCCACACGTAAAGGATCATTGGGCGAATACTAAACAGAATCTAAAGCTGGAGGGATGGCAGAAGTTTACTGAATGCAACATATTTGGATTTTATTGGAAAGGAACGAAAAAGCGCAGGTTCAGGGAATCATTCGAGATCATACCGAGAAAGAATGGGAAGTCTTTCAAGATGGCGGCAAGGGGTGCCTATACTTTTTGCGCTGATGGTGTTTTTGGTTCTGAGGTATACAGTGGGGCCACGACCGAAAAGCAGGCATGGGAAGTATTCGGGCCTATAAAGCAAATATTCAAAAGAACGTCCGTATTAACAAATCATTATAATGTTGAGGTTAATGCAAAAAACCTTAACATAATGACCACCGGATCAAAGTGTGAGCCTATTATTGGTAATCCAGGCGATGGGTCAAGCCCTAGTCATGCAATAGCAGACGAATATCACGAACACCAAGACGATAAGCAAGTGCAGACCATGATAACCGGCATGGGTGCGCGGGCGATGTTTGGCAGTCCTTTGATGTCATATATCACAACGGCGGGGGATAATCTTGGTGGCCCTTGTTACGAAAAGCAACAAGAGTGCATAAAGATACTTGAGGGTACGATAGAAGACGATACTATCTTTGCTATTATTTATACGATAGATGATGAAGACGATTGGCAGGATGAATCATCTGTCAAAAAAGCCAACCCTAATTATGGCATATCAGTTGATCCTGGATTCTTAAAGCAAGAATTAGCAAAAGCAAGACGCTCGGCCACAAAACAAAATGAGTATAAAACCAAGCATCTGAATATATGGGTAGGAGCCAGAGCCGCATGGATGAACATGTTGCTTTGGCAGAAGCAGAAAAAGAAATTATCAATAGATGATTTTAAAGGGTGTCAATGTTTTGTCGCTGTGGATTTGTCCTCAAAGAAAGATTTGACATCGGTTTGTATATTATTCAAGCGTGATGGTCAATTCTATACATTCTTTAAATTCTATGCGCCTGAATCAGCAATCGAAGATAACGACAAATACAGAGAGTTTTTAACAAAAGGCGAGATAATAGAAACGCTTGGCAGTACTACAGATTACGCGTTTGTGGAAGAAGAACTCAAGAGCCTTGCAAAACAGTTTGACGTTGAATACTTTATCTTTGACCAATGGCAGGCTAACTATCTAATCACCCGTATGCAGGAAGAACGCTTGCCGGTAATGGAATTACCTATGACAGTTAAAAACTTGTCTGATGCCATGAAAGAAGTAGAGGCGCAGGTTCTGGATGGCAAGTTATGGCATGACGGTAACACTTGTATGACTTGGCAAGTAGGCAATGTAACAGCAAAGGCAGACGCGAGAAATAATGTGTATCCACGTAAAGCAAATGACAACGATAAGAATTGCCATATTGATGGCCCGGTTACTTTAATCATGGCTATGACTCGCTGGCAAATAGATACCGATACCGGCAGCCTCAGTGATTTCCTTGCGAGTGCAGCAGAATGAATCTATTTTCAAGGGCGCTTGCATGGTTCGGTAAAGGCGCTACCTCAAACAATGAAACCGGCGCTCAGCATGGTTCATCTGGGAGTATATCAACCGATGCCGGGATATCGGTTAATGATGAGAGGGCTTTGCAGGTATCGTCTGTATGGGCTTGTGTTCAATATATAACCAATTCAGTAGCATCATTGCCGATTAATTTCTATGAAAAGACAGAAGACGGACGTAAAGAGTTAGATAGACATTATCTGAAAGACCTGTTTCATGTTTCACCGAATGCGTTAATGAAGCCGAGAGATTTAAGAAAGGCTTTAACATTACAGCTTTGTATCTGGTCGAACGCTTATGCTGAGATATTCTGGTCTGGCGATAGGCCGATTGCATTAGTTCCCTTACGTCCGGGAAGAATGACACCTTATCTGAATAATGGTGAGCTTACTTATCATTACCAGATGGATCAAGGCGTGAGGATAATGTCCAAGAAGTCTGTATTCCATCTGAAAGGCTTTGGATCGGATGGCATTGTAGGGTTTGAGCGTAGCAATTATGCTCGTAAAACACTTGGTATCTCTGTTTCAGCAGACGTTTATGCCTCAAAACAATTCGCTAATGGCGGTAATACAGGTTCGGGGCATATCAGTTTTGATGAGTTTCTTACCGTAGAGCAACGAGAACAAGCACGAAAGTTATATGAAGGCTTTCATGAAACCGCATACAACAAAGGGAAAGCGCGAATACTTGAAGGTGGTGCCAAGTGGAACAACGAGGGGCTTAATCCTGACACGATGCAGATGATTGAAACCCGTAAAATGCAGATCGGTGAAATAGCGAGATTCTACGGGGTTCCTGAAATATTAATCGGTGGCGGCAGTTCGACAAGTGCGTGGCCTGCCTCATTTGAACAACAGCTTTTATCATTTCTTACTTTTACCCTACAAGATTATCTGGATGAATGGGAGAGTACGATTAAGGATAGCCTCATCCCAGCAAAAGACAGAGACAAGATATTTGCAGACCATGATGTAAGTGGATTCATCAAAATGGATGCGGCCACGAAAGCAGAATTACATAGCAAATGGGTGCAGAACGGGCTTAAGACCCGAAATGAGATCAGAAAGATTAATAATGACCCGCCCAAAGAGGGTGGTGATGATTTAACTGTGCAGGTTAATTTAACGCCTGTTCAGGAATTGGAGAAGGTAAATGATTTACAAAATCGACAACAGCCTGGAACTCTGCCAACTCAAACTAGCCAATGATGAAAAAGGTGAGTTTACTGGATATGCGACCACATATGGCGGTAACGATTTGGCTAATGACACCATAAAGAACGGTGCATTTAATGAGTCGATAGCAAAAGGGCTGCCTAAAATGTTCCTTAATCATAGGCATATGGAAATACCAGTTGGTGACTATGTTGAAGCCAAGGAAGATGATTTCGGTCTTTTGCTTCGTGGTGTAATTGATTTGAATCATAGGGATGGGCCTAGTCTGTACTCTGCGATGCTTCGCAAAGCCATAAGTGCACTTTCGATAGGTGCGCTAAAATCAACATTGGTATTTGAGAGGAAAAGCGAAGGCGGGAAACTTATAACAAAAGGCGATTTAAAAGAAGTCAGCGCAGTTACATTCCCTATGGACGAACGTGCCGAGATATTAACGGTTAAATCAGAGATTAAAAGTATTGAGAATTTTAAAGATGTGGAGTATTTCCTAAGAGAGTTAGGGGTATTGCCACGTTCAATGGTGACTGCATTCGTGAGCCAGTTCAAAAACATTACTCAGAGTGAGTCTGATAATGTGATGAAAGAACAAAACACGGAGCTTAAGGCAAAGATCATGGAATATGAGAAACGTCTTAATATTAAAGGCAAAACCAGTCATCTGGTTGATTTTATTAACAAGCTATAAATAAATAGCAATTTAAAGAAAGAGCCGCCAACTGAGGCGGTTTTTTTATGAGGAAAATAAAATGAGTGAACAGCAAACCGAAGACCTTGTGAATCTCAAGGCTGTCGAAAAAGCCCTTACTGAAAAACACGCTGAACTTAAAGAGTACATCGACAAATCTAACGAAGAATTCAAGCACACTGGCGAAGTTGCCACGGAAACCAAGAACGCTATTGATAAGGTTGCCGAGAACGTCAATGAGCTAACTGACCGTATGATTGCAATGGAGCAGAAAGGTCTTGGTACACAGGAAGACAATGAGCCATATGATCTTGGTGTGGAGTTCACCAAGTCAGACCAGTTTAAGGCATTGCAGGAAGGTTCGGGCAGTCGTGCAAAAATGGAAATCAAGACAGCAATTATCAACGCTACTGGTCAAAATCAGCCTTTAGTGCCTGCTGATCGGTTGGGTGGCATCAATACCACTGCAAATCGGCAGTTGATGATTCGTGACATGATACCAACAAGCGCAACCACTTCAAATCTGATTGAGTTTGTACGTGAAAATACATTTACGAATAATGCAGGCCCGCAGATTGGTGGATCACCAGAAGCGTATGAAAATGTTACCAAGCCAGAATCCGGCATCACATTTACGTTAGTTACTGAGCCGGTTGTCACATTGGCGCACTTCATTCCTGCTTCAAAACAGGTTATCGAAGACTCAGCACAGCTACAGTCTTTCATTTCAGGCCGACTGACGTATGGGCTGAAACTGTATGAAGACACAGAGCTTTTGGTGGGGTCTGGCGCTAATCATCGACTGAATGGTATCTATACACAAGCAACAGCTTATACGGTTCAATCACCAGAATTGACCAATAAGCTTGATATTGTGCGCGAGATGATCAAACAGGCGCAGATTGCAAATTACACGCCTGACGCGGTAGTGATGAACCCGCAGGACTGGTATGAAATCGATGTATTGAAAGTCGGTAGTTCTGCTACTGATATTCGTTATGTTGTTGGCAATCCTCGCGCTTTCTCACAGCCTAGCCTGTGGGGTATTCCTGTTGTCGTAAGTAATGCTATGACAGCCGGAACTGTGTTGGTTGGTGCATTTGCTATGAGTTCTGAAATAAAAGACCGCCAGCAGGCATCTGTTGAGGTCAGTTATGAGAACGCATCGAATTTTGAAAAGAATATGGTCACAATTCGTGCAGAAGAACGACTGGCTTTATGCGTATTTAGAACCGAGAGCTTCATAAAAGCATCATTCTAAGGATATGGGGCTAGGGAAACTTAGCCCCTTTTTATTATGAAGATAAGAATTATATCAAATCCAATTACGCCGTTTGGCGATTTTAGCGTTGGCGATGTATTGGACGATACAAAATACCCTATAAAGTTCTTAAATCATCTTGTGGATGATTGTAATGCCGCAGAGCGTCTTGATTATTCGACAAAAGTCGATGAAGACTACGAGGCAAAAAAAAAGCCCCTATCTTCACAGTCATTGCCACCGGTCAAAGTCTCACGCAAGAAGATTGTGAGAAAGCACAAGAAAAAAGCCAGGTAATCGTTGTCAATGACGCATGGCGCATGTTGCCGGATGCGCCTTATCACTATGCCTGTGATGGTAAGTGGTGGGATATTCATTATTCAGACGTTAAGGCTGGCTATAAGGGAGTTTCACACACCATAGACGATGTAGATCATCCTGATCGCAACCCCAAGCCTGAATATGATCTTATCCGGCTTAAATCGAAGCAAAGCGGGGGATTAGGCAAAGAATACATCCATTATGGTGTATCAGGTGGTGGAAATAGTGGTTTTCAGGCTGTAAATTTGGCCTATCAGATGGGTGCAGGAACGATTATTTTGCTCGGTTTTGACATGTTTGGCACCCATTACTTTGGTAAACATCCTTTAAAATTGGACGTAAATTCGCCTTTTAAGGCATTTATTCAATCATTTGAGTCTATTACACAGGATATAGAGATAATAAATTGCACAAGATCAACCGCTTTAACTTGCTTTAAAAGACAAAGACTAGAGGATATACTTTAGGAATACCGCCCCCGAAGGGACGGTAGTTGTTATTTTCAGCCGTATGGCTGGGTTTCATTTACAGCAGCCGCTGCCGCTAATGCAATGGATCGCGGTATTTTGTAGATACCGCTTTCCCAGTTTTGGATAGATCGGATAGAGCAGCCTAATCTTTTTGCTGCTTCCGTCTGCGTCCATCCTGATTGCTTGCGTAGTAGGATTAGATCGCTAGCGTTCATCGCTTGCCTTTTTTGGCTGCTATTTTTGGCGCATCAGGCTTGTGGTCAATGGTTGCCCCGCCCTCAAGAAATTCAATACTGGGGCGGTCATTGCGTAAGGCGAAATAGGCAAGCTGCACTTTGGCTGTGTTAATGATCTTACCAGCGGTGTTGTTGATTTCAGTGGCCTCTTTGATGTCCATTGTTTTATCGCGCAGACCATTAAATACGTTTATTAAGTCATTACGAATATCGTTGATAGAAGTTTTCATGATTATGCCTCTTTAAGTTTGCGGGCAATTAGAAGCTGCGCCCGCTTCAGCTTGATTAATTCTTGGGGGATATATTCTCTTTTTATTTTTACGTAAGGATTTTTGGCAAGTATTTCTTTAACATAAGCGTCATCACGGGAGATGGTTATGCATATAGAACATATTGAGTTGCCGCATAGTAAAGACGAAACCACGCGGGAGCGTGATATCAGATGGGCAGAAGAAGAAAGGCTCAACGCAATAAGAGCCGACAAATATACGGATATATTTCTGGCAGCACATAATCAAACCAGTTTAATAAAAAAATTGTTTAATTTTTTCTTTAAAAGATGACTAATCCATGGATCAAATGTACAGAGAGATTGCCCGAAGTTTTTTATAGTAAAAAAATGAACTATTGGTATTCAAAAACAGTGGAGACAAGAAATGAGGTTATACCAAGAATAAAAAAAAGATGTTTAATGGGGCATACAAAAGAATCCGTCGGATGGGGATCATGCTTAGGCGGACAGCCTTCAGAGTGGCGTGAATAATCAATTTACATTATTTACCAAAGATGAGCCTAGAATCGGCATTGTCATCGGTACTGGCCCATCATTAACACCAGAAGTAATTGAACAGTGCAAACAAGCACAAAAGCAGGGTATTAAATTATTTGGCTGTAATTCAGCCTTTTTAGTTTTTGAATTAGATGTATTCCACGCTTGTAACCCAGAGTATTACGATCTTTATTGGGATAAGTTAAAAGATTATCCAGCCGATAAGTGGACATGGGATAAAGACTGTGCCGAGAAGTATAAAATCAATTATATTGAGGGTATTTGGGCAGATGGATTAAGTACAGACCCTAACAAGATACACTATCACCACGGATCAAACCCTCAATTAGTTAATATTGCTTATCACTACGGCGTTAAGAAAATGTTATTAGTTGGGTGGGATATGAGATATCCGGGCAAGATTGGTAATCAATTTTACACAGAAAAACGTCATTTCCATGATGAAAACCCATTGACTATAAAACATTATCCACAAACAGGATCGAATGGCGAATTTACCGGATTGATAAAGGAAATGGAGACTATTAAGCCAAAAGACTATGGAATAGACATAGTGAATTGTACCCCAAACAGCGCAATGACTTGTTTTCCAATGATGGATTTGGCCGATGCAATTAAAACACCCTGAAGTCCGTTATGAAGTAACTGACAACTGTAATGCAAATTGCATTATGTGTCCTAGAGAGAAGCACGATCGCGCTCACGGCATCATGGGGCAGGCAAAGTACCAAGCAAGCATTGATGAGATTGTTACGCTAGGAGCCGAGAGAGTCGTCCTGACGGGGTTTGGTGAGCCTATGTTAGACAGGAACCTTGAAAAAAAGATTGCCTATGCCAAGCAAAAGGGATTAAAAACGTACATTATCACCAATGGCTCGGTTCTAACGGTTAAACGAACACAGGCGCTGCTCAGGGCTGGTTTGGACGAAATGCGGGTCAGTTTCTACGGTATGGGGGAAAACACCTATAACGCGGTTATGCGCGGCCTTGACTACGAAAAGACATCACAGAATATTATTGATTTTCTGACATTCAAAAGGGCGTTAAAGGCTAAAACGAAAGTACAAATATCCTATTTAGTAATGCCTGAAAATGAAAAGGACGTGGAAGCATTCAAGACTTTCTGGGAACCAAAAGTCGATGCTATCGAGATATGGAACCCGCATAACTTCGGTGATGGCAGGGATTATCGGGAAAGAACACCAGAGAAAAGCACTTGCGGAAGACCTGAGCATGGGCCGTTACAGATTCAGTGGAATGGCGAGGTAATTCCTTGCTGTTACGATTATAATAATCAAATAATTCTTGGTAATGCCTTTGAGGACTCTATTGTTGATATTTTGAATGGCAAAAAATATCAGGCATTGAGAAAAGCGCATAAGAAAAAACAATTCTATAAATTCCCATATTGTGATCAATGTGATCAGTTGCTTTCCCATGAAGACGCTTTGATTTACACAAATAGACATAACCTGGATGCATCCGAAGCGGTGAAACTATCTAATACCGACTTATCAAATCTAGTTGATGGTTCATGGCAATAAAAGCTATAGAAAAAAACGGCAGATCATGGGCATGGCCTGCACACGATAAAAAACTATTGCAAGTGTTTGATTATGTTGCTGATATTGATTACATCATGCAGTTTGTTGATAAAACCGGCTTATGTATTCAGGCAGGTGGTGCATGTGGTGTGTGGCCTATCAGGTTTAGTGAATTATTCGATGAAGTTGTTACTTTTGAACCACATCCAGAGAATTATAGGTGTCTTATCTATAATAAAATGAATACAAAGGGCGATATTACACCAATCAATGCAGCTTTGTCTGATCGTGAGGGTAAAATAAGCATTCAAGTGGATGATTCTGAAGCCAATAACTGCGGAGCTTATTATCTGAAACCGGGTGACGATGTTCCACGTGAAACACTTGATTCATTGAATGTAATACCGGATTTGATTCAGCTTGATGTTGAAGGACATGAACATGCAGTGCTTGTAGGTGCCACGAAAACCCTTGAAAGCCGTCCAGTAATTGTTATTGAAGAAAAACCACTACCGCATATTAATGATCATCTGGCGGCAAGGCGATTGCTTGAGGGATTAGGATATAAGCAAGTTGGAGCGATCCATAGAGATGTAATTTTCAAATGCTAACCGTCTGGTGTGTACTCTGGGGTGATAAGTATCATCCAGGTTATGTATACGCGCTCAAGGAAGCGGTTGAACAGAATCTTACCGTGCCGCACAGGTTTGTATGTATTACCCATCATATATTACCGGGTATAGAAACCCGCAGCCAGCCGGTCACATGGCATGGTTGGTGGCAGAAACTTGGGCTATTTGCGCCGAATGTTGCTATAGGCCCCTGTTTATATTTTGATCTGGATGTTGTTATTACGGGTAATCTGGATTATCTGGTTCCATACACAGAAAACAAGTTTGCAGCGCCATCGAATTGGGCGCAATCAGGCCATGGCGGTATTCAGTCATCTGTAATGGCTTGGCAAGGTGGCTGGTATGAGCCTTTTGAGAAGTTCGATTATCAGAAAGACGCTGAAAGGCTTTGGGGAGATCAGGAATTCCTATGGGAATTGTTGGGTGATGATTGGGTCAGGATTCCGCAGGTTGGGTCTTATAAATATCATTGCCGACAAGGTATCCCTGAAGATATGCGCGTTTGTGTATTTCATGGCACACCAAAACCGCATGAGGTTACCGATCCTTGGATATTAAAATACACATCAACCCTGCAATGCCTCATCAAGTCAAACATGGGGAGTATTTCAAGCGCGGATTTAAGAGACACGGGATAAATGCAATTGTTACCTCGGATAGAGACATTGACGCTGATATTCATGTCGTATCTGGTAATTGGTATGCTCTGGATCGCTGGCGTGATCATGATCGTGTTATTTGGCTGGATCGCTGTTATTACAAAGGCGACCCAGATCATACGTCAATTGGATGGTTGAATAAGAATGGCGGCAGAGATTTTACAATTGGCAGTGGACGTATCGCTCCTACGCCCAAAGCTAGACGAGATCGAGGCGGCAGTATATTCCTTGCAGATTACGATGGCCCAATTGAACAGGCTGACACTATCCGTCTACATCCGGCCAGAGAGAATCACAAGGAAGGGCTGCATGACGTGTTACGCCGACATGCTATCGCTATCGGATATACAACGACTGCATTAGTCACAGCGGCGCTGGAAGGGCTTGAGGTTGTCTGTAAGGACGAGAGAAACATCATGTTTCAGCCGAACTGGCTGGAGCTACTACCTTATGCAGATTGGTCGAATTCAGAAATAGAATCAGGGGAAGCATGTCAACACTTACTATCATCATTGAGCCAACATCAGAGCCAGTCACGCTAAACGAGGCAAAGGAATCTATTAAAGTAGAAGATACTGACGATGATGCCCGGATATTAGGCATGATTGTCACCGCTAGACGCTTTGCGGAAGCCTTTTGTAATATCAAGATTTTTACACAAGTGGTGGAAAGGTCATATGATCGGTTTCCGTCCAGTGAAATTGATCTTGGTGTGTGGCCTTTGCAGTCCATTGATTCGGTTAAATATGACGATACTGCTAGCCCTGTAACTGAACAAACGCTTGTGGCGGATACCGATTATTATGCGGATACCACGACTATCGGCGGCAGGGTCAGAACTATAACCGGATGGCCGTCAGTGGCCGTAAAACCCAACCCAGTCAGAATACGCATGACAGCAGGTTATACTACGGTGCCGGATTATTTTAAGGAAGGCGTTCTCGCTTATGTAGCTTATCTCTTTGACGGTGAATCAGAGATGGCAACCGCTGCAAAAAGTATTCTAAGCCCATACCGGATATTGAGTCTTTGAAATGAGGCCGCTAAGATCACGATTGCGCCATAAGATAACGATTCAGCAAAAGAGTTCATCACAGGATAGTTACGGCGCAGATGATGGAACCTGGTCAGCGCTTTTTACTCGCAGAGCCTCAATACAACCTGTATCGGGCAGGGAGTATTACACTGCTAAACAAACTGAATCAGAGAACAATGTTACTTTTCTGATTCGCCATGACAATATTAGCGAAACGATCACCACAAAGCATCGAATTAGCTGGAATTCACGGATATTTGATATTGAGTCTATTATTAATGTAATGGAGAGAGATAAGAAGTTATTAATTACGACAAGAGAAGCTACCTGATGGCAAAAGAGTTTGAGGTAAAAGGCTTGAAGGAAATGGAGCGGTTATTAAGGAAACTACCTGATAGGGTGGCGGCTAATGCTTTAGCCAGTGCATTAAGGGCAGGAGGCCGACCAATCATCAGGCAGGCACGTAAAAATCTTGGCGGTACAAACAGCGCAATAGCCCAAACATTGAAAACGAAAGTATTACGAAAGCGAGGGAAAGGCATAAGAGCTGCATTAGTAGGTGCTGGTGTTTCAAAAAGAAGAAACAAAGCCACAGGCGAAACAGTTACCCGTGATGGATGGTATGCTCATATTGTTGAATTTGGCACCCTTGCTTCAAGAACCAGACCGCTATCATCTAAGACGAAACGCAAGAAACATAAATCTCCGTTACCTCGTGGTTTAAAATCAAAGCCATTTTTACGACCTGCTTTTGATACAACGAAAAGCGCATCATTAAACGCTATTAGTAAAAAGTTGTGGGCGAATATTAAAAAAGAATTAAGGGGCGGGGTATTGCGGTGACTATTGAAACCGATATCAAAACAAGACTTGATGCTCATGGTGGATTGTCTGCATTGGTATCCGATAGGAATCATGCGATTACATTACCGCAA